TAATCTTCATAATTTAATTGAAATAAACTATTATTGTTACCACCATAATCAGTTAAGTTGTATGTGTCTATTTCACTACCAAAGTTTAAATTGATGCTTGGTGCTGTTGCTCTTGAACCTAATTCATTTGCGTGGTGTGGCATATAGTAATTTGTTAATGAAAATATGTCGCTACCTGATGCAGCACTATCAGCAAGAGCTCCATATGTTTCAGGTCTTGTATTATATATAAAATTAATTGCTGTACTTATACCACTTCTTTGTATGCCGTAAAATAATAACGGTTGCCCAATACTAGGGTTTAGTTCTTCATCTAAAAAACATCCTGTCTGTATGTCTGTCAAAGTGTTTGCTGTTAAATCGCTTAATCTACTAAATAACATATGTTCAAAAGGTGCTGTAACTTTATAAACTTTTTTATCACTTGCATTTGTTTTATATTCTACCTCACCATATTTTCTGTTATTAGTATTTAGAAAAGTTTGTGCTAATATGCTTTTAGGTTCACTATATTCAAAATCTACTTCACTAAATGGTATTGTATTATTTACTGAATGTTCATCTGTTTTAATGTATTCTGTAATATCTAATGTATCGCCACCATTATAAAAGTCATCTAACTTTTGCACAACTATTTCACCCTCAAAATTTACAAATGAAGTTAAGTTGAACATTTTGAATAAGCCATTTAAAAAGTCAAGAACCTTAATATCTGGTATTTCTCTTGATATTATCATATCACTTACTAAGGCTATAGTAGAAGAATCAGCATCAAATGTGGCAGATTTAATTTGGCTACCAAGTGAAGCATCTTCAAACCTATGATCTATTTGTATAGCGACATCAAATGTCATTGTAAAATTTGATTTAATTCTTGCTGCAATTTCATAAGTTTGATTTGTATTTATTTGTACAGTTGTAAATGCATTATTTCCAAATGATGTATTTATAGAATCATTGCCTGTTAAATTTTCTGCTGTTGCATAAACAGTGTCAGTTAAAACATCCACAATTTCAATCGTATATGGATTATTCAAATTTGACGGTGTTACATCTATTGCAAAATCAAATTCTTCTGGTATTCCTAAACCAGCTGATAATGTGTCAAAAAATGTGTATGTTCCTTTTGATGTATTAAAAAAAGCATTATATGTAGAATCGCTAAAATGATTACAATTTGCTGTAGAACTTACACAAGTAAAAGATTGATTATCAATTAATACATTTCCTTGTGAAACGAATCTACCCTTTTCACGGTGTAACCACATATAAAAATTATTCATTGTAGAACTATCAAAAAATTCACCTGTTTTAAATGTTAGTGAATACTGTTCTTCAATAGCTTTTATTATGTGTTTCACTAATAATGCAGGTTTTAAATCTTCAGGGAATACACCTCTTTTATTGTTTTGTGTTGCGTTGGTGCTAATATTTAAGCCACTTTGTAAATTAGTAGAACCATTTTGATCATCATAAATGTACTGCTGACTATGTGCTATTAACGGATATATAATAGCATCAGGATATGAAACAGAATCTATTGTAAAATTTAAACCAAGTGATAAACCGTTTTTAACATTTGAATTAGAAAATTCGTGATTAAAATTATTTAACCAGTTTAAGTTTTCTATTTTATCTTCACCTATTAAATCGTTTAATTTTACTGTATTTCCAAAGAATGTAACTTTGTACAATGATGGTACATTGTTACGCATTGTAACACTTTCTAATCTTATCTTACCTTCTTTAAATGCAAAGTGATTTAATTCAATTCTAGCGTTTGCCATTATTTGATTATCAAATCCTTCTATATCTGGATTATACCAATACTTGAATAGCTTGTTATTTGTTTTGCTTGCAGGTAAATTAAATGTTTGACTAAAATCAGTAAATACTTTATCTATGCTTTTTACGTCTTGAATAACTTGAGTCAATGAAATTAAATCCTCCTCCATCAAGTCAACACGTTCAAAATCTTGTGCAGTTGTTGTAAATCGTAATTGTGGTTGTATGTATAATATTATCTTTTGCATTATCTAATATTGTTTACAAAATCAAATGCTTTTTCAAAGTTCATTGTATAGTTTATCATACGATCATTTAAACCTGTTTTACGTGTGAAGTTACTATCTGTAATACATACGGGATATATTACACTTTCATCATCTGTTAGCCACATATGTTCACTAACCATCAACTCTTCAAAATATACATTCATTCGCTCATCTACAAAACCCGTGTTTAATGTGATTGATTCTGTGCCATTTGCATTGTGTACTTTTTTAGCGTGTGCTGTAGTGCTGTATGAATTAAATGTAATTGTTTCTTGGCAATCTTCGCCCTCTTCTGGATCTTCAAGTGATACACTTCTAGCTTTAAATATACTTCTATTGAATTTCTCGTTTCTTGTTTCTAATGTTTCAACTGATTTCTTATGAAAAAATAAATCTTGTAAAGCTCCCCACCTATTTAAGAAAGTAATTTTATGTACAGGATATTTACATTCTTCTATTTCTTTTAATGTTATAGTAGATGAGTTTTCACTAACATCAACTATTAATACTTCATCATATTGCTGTGTTGAGGTTGAAACACTTGCATAAGCAATCTTCTGATTCTGGTTCCCGTTGTCAGTAAAGTTAATTGTGCTTATTACTGAACCATTAAACTTAAAACTTACAGAAGCTACCTTTTCTTTATTTATTGGTAAGCTTAATGTTGTCCCTTTGTGGTATTCGTAATAATTGCCGCTTAACATTACTAATGCTTCAGTAGTATAGTTAACACCTTCTTTAAATTTGTTAAAGCCTTCCTGTGCTAAGTAACTTGTTGTAGTTGCAGAACCTATTATAGTTCCGTCTGATTGTCTTGCGCTTGTTACAACATCAACCCAAATAGACTGAGTAAGTGCTGAATTACTTAATGTACCATCATACGTTTGTATTATGTGATCATTTACTAATTCACTTATTTCAAATGTAACACTTGTCTCATTGGGTAGTGGTTTCTTCCTAAATGTGAATGTGGCATAAAGGTCATCACAAATAGTTGTAGAGCCGCTAGTACCTCCGTGAACTGTTACAATGGCTTGAAAGTAATTTAAGAGTGCTATATCACTTCCTGTTACCTGTGGTGTTCTAATGAAAAATGGTGATCTTGTTCTTATTATTGTACTCATATCTTAAAATTATCTTCTATGTATCCTGCTACTATTTCATCACCAAATAAATCTAAACCTCGTTCAAATGGTTTGGTAAAAAACATTGTAGCCCTAATTCCTTTTTTGTATATGCTTCTAGCTATTAAATAGCTCAATGATTGATTAGTTATAAATCTTCCCTTTTTGTCTCTACCTCTAATGCCTTTTTGCTTAATCCATTTACTTAATGATTTTGCAAATGGTCCATCAGATGATGGATGATGTTTGTACTTAAATGGACTGCCTGAAGTTGCTTTATCAGCATAGTAACTTTCTGCACCTCTTACACCTCTATCTTGATAAACACCATATTGTAAACTTTCAAACTTTACTTTACTGCCTTGTATTTTATAACCTAAAGATTGGCTTAACTTACCACTTGCTTTGTTTCCTTTGCGTGTAAGATTAGAACGTGATTGTTGTATCACATACTTTGCATATTTATCCAGTGCCTTTCTAAACTCGCTCATTAGCAATATGTCATTTCAGTTGTTGTACCTATGTCAAACGTAACTGCCCAGCCTGCAAGCATATTATCAAAACGTTCTGTAAACGGTTCACAATTTGCAGCATTAATTAATTCAAACCCGTTTCTATATGTATCACTTTTTTGTAATACTCGCATTATTCTAGTTGCTAGTGCTAGTTGTGTGTTTAATATATCTTGCCTGTTGTCATTACCCAGAAAATAATCACGTGTTTGCTCATTACTAACATCTACAACATCCATCAAAAATATTGTCATATTATGCACTACATTATTATTTTGTATTGTTGCACTATTTACTGTAATGTGACAAAGTGGATATAAACTCTGCTTTTTTAAATCTACATCTGCAATATCTCCAAACGTTACTTCGTGATTAAATGGTTCTGCTTTAACTGTGTCTCTAATACTATCTATAACTTTGTAAAAACTTCTCATATTGATTTTATATATAATGGTGCGTGTTTGCCTAAATCCTCTTCAATAAATTCATCTAACCAATCTATTGATTCATCAAAATCTGCATCTTCATCTAACATTAATAACTGTAAACACTTCCAATAATTGTATACCGCTCTAATTGGTTTGCTGCTTGTTACACCAAGAAAGGCATCTTCAAAACCATCAGCTAGAATAACATATTCGTGTTTATCAACTAGTTCTTGTTCCATTAGCTTTTCTAATATTTTTTCTCTTTTCATTTTTTATTTAACAACTGATTTTGTAGATCAGCTTTATCTTTTTCAAATGCTAGATACTGTAAACACGTATGTAGCTTTAATTGTGTAACTTCATCAAACCGCCTGACATCACCTTTTGCCAATCCATAGATTGACTGATACCAAGACCACTTTTCATTAAATCCAGTTTCTGCTGTTGCAATTTGTCTGGTGTTTGATTTTGTAAATAGTTCAGTATACAGTTCAATAATTCTTTCTTTAAATTCCAAAAAAAAACAAGTGATCCAAATACAATGTCAAGTGTTACTTGTTTCATATCATATTTATCTGCGCTCTCATAATCTTCTATTAAATATTTTTCTTTTCTACTGTATTTAATTGGCCTATATAAAACGTTAATAGCTTTGTGCATTGTTTGCCATTCTGGTAAATATGTATCAAGATCAATGTATTCACCAAAGCTCATATCATCTAGCTTGGGTATAAAACCAAACTCAACACCATTGTATTGAAATCTATCTTTGAATTTAGGCTCTAATAAAAACAGTTTATTAATATCTTCTACAATAGTATCAATATCATTTGCTTTGATATTTAATACTTGCTTTAATGGTATGTTACAAAAGATTTCAATCATCTTCTGTTTTAAAAAATTATTATCTTCATTGTTATCACTAATCTTTAACCACTTCTGATATTGTGCAAGTGTTATTTCACTTAATGATTCAGGTATGTTGATTGTTACTTTCATATATATATAATGTAGAAAAAAGTGTAAAGTGTTATGTACAAATATAAAAAAAAAGCTACCTGTTACAGTAGCTCTTTAATTTCTGAGGTCTTACGCTAATGAATAGGCTGCCTTTTGGTATTTTAATAATTTTTAATTTCTTCTCTTATTCTTTCTATTTCTATTCTACTTTCTTTTGTAATGTTTTTATTTGGTCTTGTCCAAATGTTTTTTAATTGTGGATATGTGTTTTCTCTTATTGTCCATTTATCAGTATAACAATCAAGTATATCGTTTTTGCTTAAACCAGTAGTATAACCATTTGTTGTACAAACAACTAATATTTCTTTTTTGTTTGAAGAGTTATATTTTAATTTATAAAGGTCATTACTCCAAGCTACAAACTCATTGTTATCTAATAATAAAATAATATCATCTAATCTATCTTGTTGTTCTTTTGTTAAGTTATTTAAGTATTTCATTGTTGATTGTTTTAATTAATTACAATGTAAATATATAAATATAATTATAAACTACAAAACTTTTTACCACTTTTTTTTATTTTTTTTCTATATCTTTTCTTTTCTTATCTTATCTTAATGCTTTAGTAATGCTTAAGCAATGCTTAATAAATGTAGTATTCTCCACCACTTTGTAATTGATAACTAACTGCATACCTCAATGCATCTAATGCGTGATTGTAATTGTCTACTGGTGTCTGGCTTTTACGTTCTAACCATACATAGTTGTTTAGTTCTTTGATTAGATCAGTACTATCACTATCTATTATTAAATCATAATCTTGTATCATACTAATACCATATGTTACTGAACCTTGACCTTTTATAGCTGGTACTATATTACAATGTCTTGATAACTCATTTATTAATCTTGGTTCAGCACTATCACCTACTATTAAATCATTACCTGCATACTTTACATTTAAGTTTGCAAGTTCACTTGTAGTTAGTTTAGCTTGATAGAAACACAGCTTAACATAAATAATCTTATTCTCTTTGTCTATGCTTGTTTTTACTAATGTACTTGGGTCGTTACTAAATCCATAATCTTGTCCATAAACAACTTTATTAATATACTTAAATTCACCTATTGACCAATTACTATATATTACCCCCTCTGCTTTGTCTAACCACGCACCCTGTATAGTATGCTTAAATCTTTCTGGCCTTCTTTGCTTCATACTTTCTATTTGTTGTATGTAGCTTGTACTTAAATTATCTTTGTTGTCTAAATAAGTTGTATGTATGTAAGTAGTGTCATCTTTTGTAATATTACTACCAGCTTGTACACCTCTACCTTCATACCAACGTTGATATATAAAATGTTCTTTAGTTGTGGGATTCAGTATTAGTATGATTCTATTTTCTTGTGCTTTGTTACGTACACTTAAATCTATCTTGTCAAATGTATCTTCATCAACTAATTCTTCTGCTTCATCCATTACCCAAGTTGTGATACCTTGCAATGATTTAAGATTTGCTGTCTGGTCTCCTGATGAGGTTTTAATACCTCTAAATATTATCTTACTGCCATTGCCTTTATTAATGATCTCATCCTTAGTAATTGTAAAATCATTTATCTTGCCAAGCAATTCAATCTTTTCTATAAATTCTGGTATGATTGAGATACTTGCAGAACGTAATGTAAAACGTGTGAATAGTATAGTGTGTCCTGCTTGATATGTAAGCAACAGCAGTATAGTATTTATAGCGAATGATTTGCCTGAACCTCTACCGCCTGT